CTGTTACGATAGTTCGTATCTTAGGATTGGGTGGTTATCAACCAAGTTCATTAAGATTAAGTTTACTACCATTGGGTGGTGCTCAAACAGCATCCGCTGGATCAACTGCTAAAGTTGTTGCAGTATTACACCCATCAAGAGCCAACTCGGCTTTAGATTTGGGAGCAGTTGATATGGTTACTGTTGATGCAAGTGCTGATTGGAATGCAACTACATTAACAATTAATAGTGTTGCAAAAACAATCTCATTTGATACTGGTTCAGATAACTATGTAACAAAAGTTTTTGGTTCAGACCCACAAACAACAAACACGAATGTATATGTGTATAAAGAATACAAGGAATTTTCATCCCAACATGGATTTGATAATACTACAGTATGTAGTGCAGTATCAGCATCGTCAGGTGAAGATTTTACTCATGATTATAGTGTGGCAACTACACCTTACTTTGTATCACAATTGAGTGGTGGTGGACGAAAGAATCTATTTAAGATTAAATCTAAATCACATGGTAATCATGTTAATGGTGAATACAAAATTGCTATATCAGATTTAACTGCAGCAGGACAAGAACCTGGTAGTGATTGGGCTCACTTTACACTTAAAGTGTTGAGAAACAATCCTGGTGAAAATAATGATGGTGAAGTCATGGAAGAATTTACTAAACTAAATTTCGATGAAGACTCAGCAAATTATGCACCAAGACGAATTGGTGATAGATATGTAACAGCTGATTCAGAAGGTAAATTAACTTTTAACGGAGATTGGCCTGGAACAGATGGTTCAGTTCATATTCGTATGAGTGATTACGATTCAGAACTTGCAGGTATTAATGAAGCATTAGTACCACATGGATTTGCAGCCGTAAGTAATCCTACTCTTGGAACTTCAACAGTACCAAGTGGTAGTTTTATAACCGCACAGACTAATTCATTGGGTGTATTTGATAGAAATGTTTATTATGGTTGGGAATTCGCAGCTGATAATAACAAACAATATCTTGCACCATTACCAGCATCAAGTGGTGTTGGGGGTAATGTAGCTTTTTCACTTGAAAATATGAATGGATCTACAACACATGATTTGGATGATGCTACTGTAGCAAATGGTAGTACAGCACTTTCATTAACTGCAGCTGCTAAAGCTCAGTTGAAGTTTGTTGCACCACTTCAAGGTGGATTTGATGGAGATAATCCATCTACATTGAAAGCAACTGGTAATGATATTTCTACATCAAATACACAAGGATTTGATTGTAGTGGTACTTTAGCAAGTGGTTCAAAATCATATGAAAGAGCAATTAATGCAATTAGTAACCCTGATGAGTATGATATTAATTTATTGGCAACACCTGGTGTTATCCATGAATATCACTCAGCAGTAACCAAACATGCAATTAGTAAAGTAGAAGCTCGTGCAGATGCTTTCTATGTAATGGATGGTTCAAGATGGGGTCGTTCAGTTTCAAGTGCAGTAAGTGATATTAAAGCACTCGATACTAACTATGCAGCAACTTATTATCCATGGGTCAAAGTGATTGATACCACTAAAGATAAACCAGTTTGGGTTCCGCCATCAGTAGTATTACCTGGTGTAATTAGTTTTACAGACCAAGTAGCACACGAATGGTTCGCACCTGCAGGTTTAAACAGAGGTGGATTAGGAAGTGTAGTGGAAGCAAAAACAAGACTAACACATACAGAGAGAGATACTCTTTATGAAGGTCGTGTTAATCCAATTGCATCTTTTCCTGGACAAGGAGTTGTAGTGTTTGGACAAAAAACATTACAGGGAAAACCATCAGCTCTTGATAGAATCAATGTTCGAAGACTATTAATTAGACTTCGTAAATTCATTGCTTCATCTTCAAGATACTTGGTGTTCGAACAAAACACAGCAGCAACAAGAAACAGATTCTTAGGAATAGTTAATCCATTCTTAGAATCAGTTCAAGCTAATAGTGGTTTGTCAGCATTTAAAGTAGTGATGGATGATTCTAACAACACACCAGATGTTGTTGATAGAAACGAGTTGAGAGGACAAATCTTTATTCAACCTACAAGAACTGCAGAGTTTATTGTACTTGATTTTGTTGTTCAACCAACTGGGGCAGCATTCCCTGAGTAAGTTTAACTTATAAAAATACTGTCTTATAACGAAGAGCCCACATTCAATTTAGAGTGTGGGTTTTTCATTTCTACGAAAAAAATCAAAAAGTCGGGATGTCTCATTTTCTTTTAAGGGAAAATTTTGACTCTATAGAAAAAACTTCTAAAAAACTTCGAATAATGATGTATATTAATTAGTGTAGTAATTCATTTTTTTTAGTTTTGTGATATTTATTATCGAAGAAAAATTAACGGCAAATAAATTAAATGGAGAACACAATGGCCGACATACTATCAGCAGACGAAATCTTTTTTACACCGTTTGAACCAAAAACGAAAAATCGTTTCGTCATGTATATTGACGGAATACCTTCTTATTTTGTAAAGACAATGAATCGTCCACAAATTACTTTTGATGAGGTTGAATTAAACCATATTAATGTAAAACGATTTATTAAAGGTAAGGGTACATGGGAGCCTTTAGAAATAACTCTATATGACCCTATCGTTCCAAGTGGAGCACAAGCAGTAATGGAATGGGTTAGATTACATCATGAATCAGTAACAGGTCGTGATGGATATTCTGATTTTTACAAAAAAGAAATTACATTTAATCTTTTAGGTCCAGTAGGTGATAAAGTTGAAGAGTGGGTATTGAAAGGTGCTTTCATACAAACCGCTAACTTCAATGACTTAGATTTTGCTAATGGAACTGATGTCGCTGACATATCGTTAACACTTCGTTACGATTACGCAGTACTTTCGTTCTAAAACTATAAGGAAAATAATATGGCCTTTAAAGATATTTTTAAAGACGATAACCAATATAATGAGAAATCAATTATAGGGTTCGGTGCGTTTGCAGTGATGGTAATATTTGCAACTGCAGATATTGTAACAGGTGCTATTGGTAAGGATTTAGTAATTAACGAAGTTGTTTACAATTCTTTTCTATTAACTACATTGGGAAGTTTTGGTATAGCAGGAGCTGAGAAGATTTTTGCTAAAAAATAAATTTGATTATTTTAAATTAAAATAATAGTTATTATAAATAAACGGTTTTAAACACATTTCACAGGAGAAATAAAATGGCTGAAAATCAGTACGATTTTCCGACCGAAGTTTTGGCTTTACCTTCAAAGGGTTTACTCTATCCAGAGGATAGTCCACTTCGTTCAGGAAAAATAGATGTCAAATACATGACAGCACGAGAAGAAGATATTCTAACATCAACTAATTTAATTGAAAAGGGATTAGTGATAGATAGATTATTAGAAAGTGTCATTGCAGACGACAAGGTTAAATTAGATGATTTACTAATTGGTGATAAAAATGCACTAATGGTAGGTACACGAGTTTTGGGATACGGGAAAGATTATACTGTATCAATAGAAGACCCAGATACTTCTTTACAAGTAGAACATACATTTGATTTAACAGCTCTTAAACATAAGGAAGTAGATGAAAAACTACTCAAAAAAGGTGTAAATAAATTTGAATTTAAATTACCTAATACTAAAAAGGTAATTGAATTTAGATTACTTACACATAAAGATGAAAAAGAAATTGATACAGAAATTAAAGCATATAGGAAACTTAGTCAAGCAACAGGTGTTTCTAATGAGTTAACCACGAGATTAAAGAAACAACTTATTTCAGTAGATGGTGAAACTGATAGAGGTAAAATTAATAGTTTTGTAGATAATCAATTCTTATCACTTGATACTCGAGCATTTCGTGAACATATTAGTAAAATTTCACCAGATATAGATTTTGAAGTAGAATATACAAGTACATATGGAGAACTCCACACGGTAGATGTACCGATGGGAGTACGATTTTTTTGGCCTGACGCCGGCTAATAAAGCAGGAATACACGAAGAAATATTCACATTATGTCATCATGGGGGTGGGTTTACCCATAATGATGTATATCACATGCCTACTTATTTAAGAAGATTTTATCTTAAACAATTGGTTGATCTTAAAAAAGAAGAAAAACAACAATATAAGAAGGCTTCCAACAAACAAACTAACCCACGAATCCGTCAAAAATAGCAGTTAATGATATTTATTACTGAATAGTTACACCCCAAATTTCAATTAAATTATACAACTTCAGGAGTATAGAATGAAAAAGAAAATAACGGTTGAGGGATTTTTCGATTCAGTACGAAAATACATAACTAAGAGTCTTGATGATAAATTAGCTAAAAAAGTTAATTCCATTTTAGACGACCCTTCCCCAAAAGCAAAACGCAGTAAAAAAGATGTCCTTAAATTAGCTAAACTTCTAAAAGATTTAGAAAAATCAGGATATTAAATATAAGTTATTATGGCAAATAGCGCAAAAGACATAAAGAATAAAGTAAAGGCAGCCGAAAAAGCCGCCCCAAATGAAAAGAAAGCATCTGATGCAAGGATAGCTGCTGCTGCAGCCGAATTAAAGATTATAGAAAAACAAGTTAAAGCTGGAAGAGAAAGAGTTAAGCTTGCACAAGATGAAACAAATGAATATAAAAAAGTAGCTAAAGAACGAGCCCAAGTAAAAGAGATTGAAAGGGAAATTCATGTACTTACACAAGAGTCGCTTAAAACGAACAATGAAATAACTGACGATACTAAGAAAAGAATTAAGGTATTAAAAGAAGAAAAAAAGGTTATAGGAGAAAGTCATTCAATGAGAATGGATCCCACTTCTGACTTCATTTCACAATTAGATAGTATAAAAAAGATAGTAAATTCTTCGAGAGATTGGACTAAAGCATTAGCTGGAAATGTAAGTAAGCTTGACCATTTTAATAATTTAGCTCTCGATACTGCCAACTCAACTGGAAAAGCAAAAGAACTATATGACGATATCTATAATACTCAATCGAGTATTATGAGTATGACAAAAAAATCTCAAATGTTACAATTTGATTATGAATCTACATTGGAAGAAATTGCTGATATGGAAGCTTCTCTTATCGAATTGAAACAAGACCAAACCAAAGAAGGAATAAAACAAGCCAATAAGTTAGAAATATTAATTACCCAAACTAAAGAATGGGCAACTGAAACAAAAGCTGTTACTGATGAAGTGAAGAAAACACAGGTAGCTACCGACAAGTTAAAAGAAATGTCGAATGGATTAGTAAATAGTTTTGAGAGTGCTGAGTTAGCTGCAAAAGGTATGGTAAGTGCAATTGCTGGAAATAAAATGATGGCAATAGTAGCTGCAGTACTGGCAGCAGTAAAAGCTTTTACATTCTTAAATGATAAAAGAAAAGAATTACAAGAAGGGTTGGGTGTAACAAGAGCGACTTCTAAAGAAATGGGTAACGATTTGTTAATGGTTGGTGGTAAACTGGCTTTAATAGGTGTTGATGCTAAACAGGTTGCATCTGAATTAGGTAATTCATTTGGAGATTTAACTCAAGTTACACCTGAACTTGTTAAAGATATAGGCCTAATGTCAAAAGGGTTAGGTATTTCATCTGCAACTTCTGCAACATTAGTTAAATCATTTAAAGATGTAGGTGGATTAACTACAGAAAGCGCTGTAGATATGATTAAATATGGTACAGCAATGGCAGTTGCAAATAAAGTTGCTCCTGGAAAGGTTATGGAAGATATAGCCGAGAATACTGAATC